CCATCTACATCGTCATAAACTTCAGTAACTCGACCACGAATTGTTTTAGCACAATCGATAGCCCAATTGCGAGAACCTTCTAGCTTTGCACTGTAACCGTGATGATACTCGCCCTTCTTCGTATATACCCTGTAAAGGATAACTTCTTTTTTCATTTGTCTGGTATGAATTGTAGAGATACATTCCCTACATTGTTTTCATTATCGGAGATAAGTCCATGCAGCAAAACAGTTTCAGACATAAAGTCAACACCTTTTTCATCAACAAGGTAAGTTTTTTCCCCATCGTTAAACTCTCTCATCAAACCATGAGGAATTTTTTGTGTTTTGCCTAAAAAAAGCTCTTTGCCCATTAAATATTCTGTAACTTTATTTGTGCCTACTACTTTAAATTTTACGGTCATAATGTTTTTATTGCACCAAACTACTGTGTTATTGTCGTCGTTAAAAATAATAGCAGTCTTGTCATATTTTTCAATCCATTTTTTGTAAGGTTTCACTTTAAATGTGCGTCTTATCTCACTTTTTAGATATTTTTTACCGTTAATAGATAAAGCTTTTTTAAACATTGCGTGAGCCGCTTTTATTAACTTGGAGCTTCTAACGCTACGCCATATACCGAATATGAAAGCCACATCTAAGCAAAACTCTTCTTCTTTTATGAAACAAAATCCTACAAGAGTATCCCTTTCGCTTGCTTTGTATATCTGATAAGAGCAAAACTCCTCAAAAATATTTTTTATTTTACGATCTCTAAGCGTTTTAGATTTTATAGAGCAGAAATCATAGGGCTTAGATTTGACGCAGAAATTATAGAAATGCGTCCATACTTCAGTGGGATCTTTTACCTGTGTAATTTTCACTTCTTTTTTATATTATATAATAATGAAGTGTAAATTAAAATATGGCGGCAGAAGGACAAAACAAAGTAGCAAGTAGTCTATTAGACTTACAACCTACAGCTATATTAGAATTATTTAGGATTTTCCCTGATAGGATTAATAAACCAACTTTATTTTTAGGTTTTCATGGAGGTGTTGTTTATGACAAATCTATAGTTTGGCAAGGCGTTCAATATCTTCCTCTAGCGATTGAAACAGAGGGATTTGACATATTGGGGGATGGTAAATTGGCAAGACCTAAAATAAGAGTCGCCAATAAAAATAATGTTATTACAAATTTTCTTCAAAACTACAAAGATTTTAAAAACGCAAAAATTGTCAGGAAAAGAGTATCTGTAAAATTTATAGATGACGAAAACTTTGAAGGTGGCAATCCATTTGGAACAGCAGATTCAAAAGCAGAGTTGACTGATGAGACTTGGTTAATGGGTAGAAAAACTCAAGAATCCAAAATATTCGTTGAGTTTGAATTAAATTCACCATTAGATTTAGAGAATTTTACAGTCAATAATAGAAATATTGTATCTAAATTTTGCTATTGGCAATATAGAGGAGAGGGTTGCAGGTATGCTGGATTACCCATAGAAAGAGATGACGGTCAATCTTTTTTAAATGTGGATGGTGACCCCGTTGTGCCAAATTACCAAGCTAGTTCAACAGATTCTCCAGTTTCATTTTTTGATGATGCAGCGGCATTATGGAGTCCTATAAGAGAGTATGTCGCTGGAGATGTGGTTATACAAAAAAGCCCTACGATTACCTTGCCGTCAGTCAACCCTAATGAAAAAGGCGAAGCTCTTAAAACGGTTTTTGTGTGTGTTTCAGGAAATAGTGGGCAAGCTCCAGAGTCAAATCCAAGTTTTTGGCAAAAAGACGGATGCACTAAAAAACTATCAGCTTGTAGAAAAAGATTTACCCCTATTGATTTAGTAAGTTTTGTAAATTCACAAAATATACAAAGTGGTTTTAGCGGCGTAAGGATATCTGGAATGCCAAGTGAAGATGATCCATCTGTGCCAGCCAACACTGGATTATTTCATTCAACAGTGGAGGGTTTGACTGGTCACTTTACTGGAGCATGGACTATCATGGGTTGGGTAAATGTAAATGTAAATAGCCCTGTGGGGGCAGGGGTTTTTAGCACTTCTCCAAAAGACGATGGTTCATGGCCAAATACTCAATTTTTGAATATTAACTCTGCTACCAGATCTAATGGAAGAAATGCTAGAGGCAGCAACACAAACAATATATCTGCTGGTTATGTAGGTTATCTTTTGAATCGTAGTGATAGCGATAGTTCTAAAAATGCCTACAGAAATGTAAATTTACATGGAAAACAAGATGGGGGAGATGCGCGGGAATGGGTGCAGTATATCATAACAAATAGCACAGACACTGCTAACTTTATTAACGGTCAAGACAGAGAAGAAGATACTATTATTAAATTTTACGTTAACGGTGTTAGTAAATCTGCCAGCAACGAGTCTAATAGAGGAGCGAACTTGTTAGCAGCCAACCAAGGTAACTTTGCTAGCTTTGCTGAAAGAATCGCCATGACTTGGGACAAAGACAATAAAAAAGCTCTGCCTCAAACTTTTATGCTTGGAGCGGTTGAATATTACCGAGGAACACTAGGTTACGAAAACCCAAACACAGCTTACACGACTTCTATGAATGGATGTATAGGACCGTGGGCAACATGGGGTAGAGTGTTAAATGATGAAGAAATAAAATTTCTATATAAAACAATAAGAACACCTAATGGTGTGGTAAATTCTTTTGATTTTGCGCCACGGGATTATTACGAATGCACAGGAGAGTTTTTCTCTGGCATAACAGGAGACAATTTAGTCGCTTGGTGGGATGCAAGCATTGGCAATGTCGGCGGCAGTAATATTGGATTGCTAGATATTCATACTGTTGGACCTTATCATTTAACAGGAAGTGGCAACTTTACAGGAATTGAAGAAAACTATTCTGAAGCTCCACAAACACTTTTACCAAACCCAACCCCTAAAAACCCTAGATTTGGCGGGTTCCCAGGAACTGATGGATTTAGCTATGGCCGAAACGCACAAATTTAACGGAGAGGTTTCAGCTCTGCACAAGATAAAAGAAATGGCGCATAAACATTTCACAAAAGAAATATGCGGATTTCTTGGCTATGATAAGAAAAACAAAGAGTTTATTGTTCAATTAGAGGATAATGCATCTGATGATCCCAAGTCATACTTTTTAATTAATCCTTTAAGTTATTTATTATTTAAAGATTCCTATGAAATGGTGGCAATTTTCCATAGTCACATATTAGGAGATGAGACAGAATCAGAATTTGATGTCAAAATGTCTGATAATTGTTGTCAGCCATTTTTAATTTATAGCCTAAATACAAAAAAAATAAATATTTATACGCCCAAAACCATAGAAGCTGATGTAAATATATTAGAAAGGATTAAGGCTGTAAAATGACTCTAGTAAAAATACATGGAATTCTAGCAAGGGAATATGGAAATTCTTTTAATTTTGATTTACCTAATCCTAAAAACGTACTAGAGGCTATAGACTGTAATAAAAAAGGTTTTATTAAAAGGTTAATACAACTGCAAAAACAAGGCTTTTGCTATGATATTATTATTAATAAAAAAAGAGTTACGCAAGAAAAACATATTTCTGGAGTTAGAAACGTCGAAACAATAGATTTAGTCCCAGCTATCGCAGGATCGGGACCAGCATTCTTTTTACCATTCGTGGGAGGCAGTGTTCTGTTGGCAAATGTAGCTAGCGCATTATTTTTTGCAGTTATTTCATACGCTTTAACTCCGAAGCCTGAAGTCGAAGCTTTAGAAATTGAAGCTGATGCCTCTAAATCTTCTTTGATATTTAGCAATACTGTTAACGTGGCTAGCCAAGGTTCTCCCGTTCCCATTGGATATGGTAGATTAAAAATTGGATCTCAAGTAATCCAAGCCACAATTAAATCATTCCCTCAACACCAAGCACCACAAAAAGCCTTGGGAGGATCTAGGGAAAACCCCGTTTTCATTGGTAATAGAGTAGATTCAACCTAATGAAACATTTATTAAAAAAAATTAGTATTGCTGGGGGTGGCGGTAGTAGAAAACCAAAACCTCCTATTTATAAACCGCCAGTTATGGGGGAGCTGCAATATGGCGCATCTTTTAGTTACGCAGAGACTTTAGATCTAGTTAGCGATGGACCAATCGAGGGGTTAGTCAATGCAAATGGAGAAACTGTAGATGGATTAAAAATGTTACAGGGAATCTATTTAGATGATACCCCTGTAGCAATTACAACTGATTCTCCTAGACAATTAAACGAGCTAACAACTTTAGAGACTGAAACAATAGAAACTTTAAACATGCAATTAGATAGCACTGAAGGTGTTACTTTTTGTAGTGAGTTTTTCCAAGAGTTAAAACAAGCCACCCAACGTAGTTCAGACGGGAGAATAACAGCTTTAAACTCTAGCACCGCTGGTGGTCCTGATAATGAAGAAGCGTCATCTGCTGAAGATGTAGGGATGGTATTTATTAGAAATGCACTGACTGATAATGTTTACGCAGGAGGTCAATTTGGAGAAGGGAGGGGTATCGCAGCGGAAGCTCAAGAGCCTTTATTGCCATCTACAATATTTGATTACGCTACTTATATAAGAGGCTACATGCAATTTAGAGGGGCTGCTGGAGCGCAAGTTTTCCCGTGGTTTTTAAATGGAGAGCTTCAAACTGGCTATAACGATTCAAATGCTGCTTTTAGAGATGATAGTAGAGCAAAAGGAACATTAAATAGTTTGTTATGGGCAAACGCTTCAGACTTAAATGTAGCTAAATTTTTGTTTTCTTTTCAACCTGATTTAAGATATCAGTATGAGGGTAGGCCAGATGGGGATGACTGGGTTAGAGCTAACGGAACAGTATTTGATCAAAATGAGGAGATAATAAATGATAATATCCTTACAGAGCTTAATACTATCTATGATTTGTATACAAATAATAATCAAGAGGAGGGAAATGTATTTCAAAAAGACTTAGCTTTAAGAGCTTTGAATCGACTTGGTTATAATGGGGGGAATGTTAGCAATTTAATTAAAAGATATTTAAATCCTCAAGAATACGGTGGAGTTATTATAGTCAAAACAGAAAGCTCAAACAGTAATTTAGATAAGACAATTGTTGATGGGACGGAGCTGTTTAATATGTCAACTCTTCCAGTAGGTTCTGAACACAATTTTGACTTGATTGCTGTCATGCAAAACGCAGGTATGAGAGTGACAGACGTTACCTGCCCAGAAATTAACACCGATGGCACTTTAACTGGCATCATGCACGGATTTCTTATTATAGAATTTCCAATAAAGACTGATACAGTAGATATAAGAGCTTTAACAGATTTTGGAAATGAATATCCTTACGGTTACGCTTATACATATCAAGTCACTAAACAAGTTATAGATGCTTTAAGTGATTTAAATTCTTTTAAATATAGTAAAGTTATTCAAGTAGTAGAAGAAATGCCCACGCAAGAAGTGGTAGGGTCAGAAGTGCTTACAAATAATTTTGAAACTACAAATTTAAAATATAACTATAGCAATGTTTTAGCAGAATTGAAAAAAGGCACTGAAACGCAAGAGCCATTTAGGTTTTTTAGCAAGGTGTTTATAGATCATGTATATGATAGAGAATTGTTTGGCCCTTTTGGAGTAGCCAAGGCACATGGCAATCCTAATACGGTTGGCGACCAACGTAACGCGCCGCAAAGGATAATGAACAACTCCTCGATGCTAACAAGAGATAGTGTCTTGGATATAAGCGCCACCAATTACAACACCGATTTAGAGGGTGGTTTGCCTTTAGATGAGGGTAGTGATGATCAAAGAAAAGATGCAGGGGGTAGTTCAAGGAATTATTCAGAATGGGGAGAAAACTCTTTAGCTACATTCGATGAAAGAGCTTTGCCAATAGTTCACACAATATATAATCCAAACGTAGAAGAAGTATTTGTAACTTTAGATATATCAGAATTAAAAGATACTTTAATTAAGGATGTAAGTAACGTCAGAGCGGGGAGAGGTGAAGATAATCAAAATTTAAAAATAGGAACGACTTTCCCATCAGTATTAAATATACAAATTGAAACTGGAAAGATAGGTAAGAAAAGCGATGGTTCAGAAGGCCAGATTCCATTTAGAACATACACTTACAGGATTGTAGCACTTATAGAGGGGAACACTTTAATTGATATAGGAAATCCTGATTATCAAGCTACTAGCGGAAGAGAATTTGTGGTAGAATTAAATGGTGCAGACGATAATTTAAATTATTTGTCTCAACCTTTTAGATTGCCAGTCACGACGACTCAAAAACAAGAAGTTTTAAGTGCTGATGGAGAAAGGGGTATAGAGGCAGGGACTTTAGAAGAAGATAGCACACAAAAAAGATATGTAAAAATAACAAAACTTTCTTATGAATCTAATTCAGTTTTACTAGCAAAAGTAGTTTCAGTTAGAAAAGTAACAGAAATTATTGATGTAGATTTACCTTACCCTTTTTCTGCTATTGTGGGAACTAAACTTGACTCTCGCGCATTCGGCGCAATCCCGAGAAGAAGTTTTGATTGTAAGTTAAAAAAAGTAAAAATCCCTAGTAATTATTTCCCTACTAAGAATGGTATTGATAAAAGATATTATGCCAACCAAAAACTTTTTGATGATACAAGTAAAGAAAATAAATTAGTTTATAAAGGTGATTGGGATGGCTCTTTTAATGATGAGCTAATGTGGACAGATAATCCTGCATGGATCTTGTATGATTTACTTACAAGTTCAAGATATGGGATGGGTTCACATATAGACATAGACACAATTAATAAATTCCAATTATATAAAATAGGAAGATTTTGTGACGCTGTCGACGACGAAGGTTACTTTGTCGGAGTCACTGATGGTAGGGGTGGTAAAGAGCCAAGATTTTCTTGTAATATAGTTTTTGATCAAGGGCAGAAAATTTTTGATGCTATTAATACTATTGCCTCTTTGTTTAGGGGAAGAACATTTTTTAGCAATTCAGAAATAAACTTTGTCGATGATAGGCCCAGAGAGACGGTAAATTTATTTACAAATGAAAGTGTGAAAGATGGACTTTTCTTTTACTCAAACAACAGAAGGGATGAACAATTTAACTGCATAGAGGTAGGCTACAGAGATAGATTTGATAATTTTTCTCCTAAAATTGAGGTAGTAGAAGACGAGGAAGATATTAAAGAGAGAGGTATTTTTAAGAAAAAAATAGAAGGTATTGGCATCACCTCCAGAGCTATGGCTAGGAGAACAGCTCAACACCAAATTTTTTCTAAAATAAAAGAAAACCAACAAGTCGCCTTCACCGCAGGATTAGAAAGTCTTCTTTGTAAGCCTGGAGACCTTGTAATAATAGAAGATGAACTAAAAACAAATAAAGCTAATTTCGGTAAAGTCTTAAATGTTGATGTAGGGAATCAAACCATTAGGTTAAGTAATGAGTTCAACACGACGATGAGCACTGGAGTGTTAAGTGTTTACAATCCAACAGGAGCTGATTCATCTGAAGATTTATCAATAACTGCTAATTCTATTAGGCAAAGGTATTATGGGTTTACAGTAACGGGATTGGGAACAGCTAGTTATGTTAGATACACTGGCGATTATGGATTTTCAGGATACACAGAAGGATACTCACAAGCCACAGGTGCAAATGATGAAAGATTCCAAGAATACGCTTTATATACAGGCTTAAGTGAAAGCGGCACATATCTTTATTTCGAAACAGGTGTCACGGGTTGGATTTTTGGATCTGGCGATGATAGATCTTTGTTTGGTGGAGATCTAATATCTGCATCAACAGGGACTCAAACTCTCGCTGATTTAAATATCGGCAATCTAGCAGCTATAGATATGTCTGCGGCTGACAAAAGAGCTGGCACATCAGCTTTATTTAGCGGCATAACTTCCCTAAATAACTACACAAGGGGTATAACCACTTCAGAAATTAATGATATGTCCCCTAATCAAATATCAGTTTTAAGTGTTACGGGCGTTGTGTCTAATGAATCTTACGGTTCATTAGTTTCTGGTTTTGATAAGCCAGAAGTTCTGCCTTTCGTGAAGTTAGGAAGTCCTGCTAAATTTGAAATAAAAGATGCTAGCCCATTTATTTATAAAGTTTTAACCATGAAGGAAGAAGCTCCTAATGAGTATTTGGTTACAGCTAGTAAATATGACACAGGCAAATTTAATTTAATTGATAAAAATATAAGTATAGAAGAAAAAGCTAATACTTTTAGTTATCAAGTCGCTCAAACAATTAATGGTATAACTTATAAAACTTTAGATCCCCCCAATCTTTCTTCTGTTACCACTGGAGTCCCTAATTTAGCTGATAAGACATTTAGCATAACAGGTGCATGGTCTGCCGTAACTAACAGCACAGGCTATAATATGACCCTGACTTTGCCAAATGGACAATCAGTCAATCAATCAACAACAGCTACTAACGGTGGATTTGATTCATTGGGTCAAGTAGGTGTATTTAATTTTAGTGTTAATGCTCTAGGAAACAATGGAGGAGCTGGAGTAGATGCATATTTTGATTCTGATTATGCGTCATCTGGAATATTCGTTGTTTACGAAGAAAGCTTAACATTTTCTAAATCATTTTTAGATAGAATAACAATCCTCTAATGAACGAAACAGGTTATACAGTATTAAAATTAAGCAAGTTTGACGGAGCATTTGTTTACGCCAAAGACGCTAGAGAATTCGCTACAGGCGCAACTGGATCTGGTGGATATTTAAACGCACAAGCTGTAGCTTCAGGCTGGTATGATGTAGAGTTTGCAAATGCTCTTCATATAAATGGAGGAGATCTACCCATAGTAAATCCAAGCTCTTCGAGCATTCAAACGGGAGCGGCGGTTGTAATTGGTGGAGCCACTCCTATAGGAGATTTAAGGGGAGAGTCAGATGGTTATATCGCAATCGGAGGTAGCACACCAGTAGGTTTTGAAAAAGGAACTGAATATTCAGGAGCGTTTTACGCTATTTATAAAGGCACTGCTGGAAACTGGCAAACAGGAAAAATTGGTATTGGAACAGCATCATCAGATTTAAATACCTCTGGATATTACGAAGGTAACTATACAACACGGGACATTCATGAGTTTGAAACTGTTTTTGAAACAGATGATGCTGATTTAACAAAAATTACAACGGGGAGCGGAGTATATACAGAAGGAGATTCTGTAAGTCTACAATTTACAATATTAAATAGAAATGGAGAGAGATTATCATCAGCATCTCAAATAGCTGCCGACCCATTTATTAGTGGTCAAAAAATAAGTATTTTAAATTCAGATGGTACTGTAGCTTTTAGTGATTATAGGGTCGCAGGAGATTCAATTTTTAATTTTACTAGGTCTCAAAATGTAGACGTTTTTGGATCTTATACTAGAAACTTTGGTATCAGAAACGAGGTGGTGAACCAAGACGGTGGCACTCACACTAGTGAATTTTATTTATATGCTAACACTGCCACTTTTGATAAAATATTTGTTAAAGCTTCAGGGCAAACAGTTTTAAATGAAAACTACGCAAATATCAGCCCACCAGATACTAGTAGCATAGCATCAGATGCTGACAAAGCTAATGCTATAAAATATTTTAATAATCAAACAGTTAACACAACTGGTGTTACTGGATTTATCGAATTTGATTTAGGTTTCAATGAGAACCCAAACTTTACTGATCTAGGCAATATTCTTATATTTCAAGGAGCCAGTGGGGAGTTTGAAACAAATAGAGGAAGTCTAGTAGGAAATTACCCTCTTAATTCAATACAAGCGGGACAAAAAATTAGATTAACGGCTAACGATGGTATCCCAGAGGGAAGTGGATTATTTTTTAAATTAGCCGCTGACACTGAAGTTGGTTTCAATGAAGAGTTATTTAATCTTGGGCCATTTACACTTGAACCAGAAAATGAAGGCCCAGATTTAAATGTTTATAATCAAAGTATTGAACAACAAATTATCGTATCAGATGTATCTGTTCAAGGTGGTGTAGGGGGAGTTGGAACGCAGGGCGGCCATTTTGCGGTTGGCACAAGCGCAGTTGGTTCGACAACCGTAGTAATTCAAGGACCGCCAGCCCCAGTGGGATCAGCAATTGGTTCAACCACCGTTGTTATCCAAGGTAATAATAGTAAAGTAGAGATAGCTAATAACGAAGGTTATGCAGTCAACTCTTCAGAAAAGTCTGCATTAGCATCAATAGGAGGAAGTATTTTCTCCACTGGATCAATGATCGCAGGAGGATCAGGTCATTACATCAGTGGTGATTTTGACACTATTGCTGGAGGAGTATTGGGTAGTATTTCTGGAGGAGATTTCAACTTCATCGGCGGTGGATCTGGAGTAGACATTATTGACACTAAATATTCTGTTGTTGTAGGAGGTTTTGATAATGACATAAGAAATGGAGGAACTGAACACGCTGGATTCATAGGTGGCGGTAGAAACAATTTACTCACAGGCACTAGTGTTAGCGTTATAGCAGGTGGACATACTAATAAAATTGCAGGTGGAAATAAAAATATTATTGTCGGAGGCGACACAAATACTCTCTCTGGTTCTGTTGATGCAGGTACTATAGCAGGAGGAGTCCAAAACAAATTATTTGGTTCGATGGGATTCATCGGTGCAGGTGGATCAAATACTTTATATGGACAAAGTAACGCTGCTGCCATATTGGGAGGAGTAGGGAACGAAGCCACGGGAGATTCTTCGACCACAGTAGGAGGTTACGAAAATCTCGCAAGTGGAGCTTACACGCTCGCTGCTGGAAGAAGAGCGAGAGCTGGTCATGAAGGATCTATGGTTTTTGCAGATGGACAAAACAGAAATCATAATTCAAGCGGCGAACATACTGCGGTTCTTGATTTTATTAATGGTGTTTATATACAAACAGAAAGCGGTCTTTTTGTAAACGGGGTTGCCGTTACGACTGGAGCTGGAGGAGGAGGAGGCAGTCAGAATTTACAAGAAGTTACTGATATTGGTAATACTACAACGAATGCTATCATTATTGAGAACACAGGTCAGGACGGTTTTGATTTTGCTCCTTTAACTGTAAGTGGCGCTCATAATGGCACTCAAGCTGTATTTAGAGGCACAGGAATTCATTCTTTCATCCAATTCCAAAATAGCACAACAGATTATGGGTCATATAGTCAGAATGGTCTTACCATTGGTAATAATGGTGCTGACGCTTACATTACTCAAAGAGAAGCGGCTAATCTATACTTGATGACAAGTGGTGAAGTTGCTATGACAATTGACGCTCAAAGAAGAGTCGGCATAGGGACACTAACTCCAACTCAATTACTAGATGTATATGGAAGCGAGTCTAAAATTGCATTAACTAGTTCTGCTGGAAGAAATACTGTATTACAACAAGGTGGAGGTCATTTCCATATTAGAACTAGTCACACAAATGGTGTCGCTATAAACCACAGCGACTCTTCTGCTGGAAGATTAGCTATATATAATGGCGCTGGCGAAAATATTAGATTTGCATCAGATGGTGATAGTTTCATTACAGGTGGTGATGTAGGCATAGGAACAAATAGTCCAAATTCTAAACTCCATGTATATGCGGCAAACCCAAATATTTTCTTAGAAGAAACTGATGCAACTAGCACATTTAATGTAACTGATATTCAGCTTGCTGGTGGAGCATTAAATATTAATACTCGTCAAGCAGATGGCTCATTTGTAAGCACTGATTACCAAATGTCCAAAGGAGCAGATGGGGTAACAGACCATAAGTTTTTTATTACTGGTCAAGAAAAAGTCAGAATTAATTCTGTTGGCAATTTCGGTATAGGAACAGCTAGTCCACAAGGGAGACTTCAAGTAAATACTCCCAATCATAACACTTTTGCTTTAGCGATTGGAAACGACTCATATGTAGGAGGAAGTCCTCGTCATGAGTTATTAATGTTAAATGATGGATCTCTCTCATGGTATCTTCCAGACAACGGATCGACCCCTGCGAAGTTTCAATTCTATTCTAGAGATAATAGTGATTTCTTTTTCACAGCAGATTCAGATACTTCAAGAGTAGGTATAGGAACAGTTAGTCCAGCTAGAAAACTTGATGTCTCTACTAATAGTTCTGATACTTATGGAATAAGAAACTCTTATAATGCTTCTTACTACATGGAAATGGCTCACAACCGTTTTAATACCGTAGGAAATAATTATATTAGATTTAATATAGACGATGCCACTAAAATGACCATTGTTGATTCCGACTTTGGTGGAGGGGTAAATGGAGTAGGTATCGGCATAACTAATCCAACCGCAGAGTTACAAGTTATTGGCGACATCTCTGGTTCAGGCAGTTTCTTAGGAACTGGAGTTGGAAACCGTATAACGAACAACGGTGTGCCTTATCTACTCTCTGGAGATTCTCCTGCGGAGAATGACACTTTGCAAGATGTCACGACTCGCGGTAATACCACAACAACTTCTATCCTTTCTACAGGACCACACATTTCTGGTGTGACAGGGTTGTTTAGCAATAGACTACATGTTGGAACTCCAATTGGAACACATGACTGCGCGATTGAAGCCGCTCATGGTAGCAGACAGCTAATTGTCTCCGATACTACCTCTGTGGCAGCGGGTGTTGGCGGCAAGGTCGATTTTTTTGGTGCATACCAAGCGGGTGGAGCCAGAACATTATTCGGAAGTATACAAGCAAAGAAAACTAATGCTAGTGCTGGACACTATGGAGGTGGTTTGGCTCTATCAACAAGAGTTAATGGAGGAGGTGCTGCCACCGAAAGATTAACAATTCTTGAGTCGGGCAATGTCGGAATAGGAACAGTTAGTCCAGATGCTACACTTCAAATCAAAGCTGGAGATACTACGGGGTTTTTAGTGCAGAGCAGTTCAGATAAAAATATTTTATGGGCTGAAGATAGTGAAAGTGTTAATGTAAGACAAACACTA